CTTCTGGACTGCGTCGGTCATTTTATATTCTTATAGCATATTTAAAATCGTGCCATTTTTATATTTTTGTCTACTTCTTGCGGAACATCATTTTTATAGAAACGGATGAGAGGTTAAACATAGTAATCGGGTAGAGGGTATTATTGATACGATTTTTCCAGAACACTTGTATATCAATATTACGCAGTTCAGTTCTTGAACCCGTAAAGGATGATAGACGATATTCTCCAGTTGGTGTATAAGATAGGAAACCACGATAATCATCTGCACGTGTCATCGGGACGGATATATCCGTAATAATGGGCGTAAAGTTAGAGGTGGATTCAGTTGGTATATTATTATTACCTTCGCCGTAGGTTAGTGGTGTGCCGGTTTGTTCTGGGAAAATAGGAATCATAGTAGATGAAAACACTATGGATGAAATGGGCGACCATAGCGTAGACGTGCTTTCATATTCTTGTTCCGCTTCTATATATACAATAGGCGATGTGCCTATTGCTGGAGCATCCGCTGGAGTTTGAACAAAGGTATTTAGATTTTCAAACTTGCTGTAGTTGTTGCCGTTTGGAATAAATAGTATAAGGTTAGTGCGACCGGAACTTTCATTCCCTAAGAATATGTTTCTGAAGTTCGCAAACATACCAAACATATCTGTATTAAACCAGACGTTCATAAGTTCAGTTCCTCTTAACAGATTTGTTGCATAACTTGGTGAAGCCCCATACGACCACGCTTGTGTCGGTAATGGGGAAACATAGTTCGCTGGATTATTACTTGGAATGGTTGTATTATACTGGATTACATTACCACAGCAATATGAGTTTCCAAAAAGAGAAAATCTATATGTGCTTGGGTTATACCTTAGCACTGGTGGAGAGCCTTGTAATATGGGCTGATTTAGTGTTGTTCCCCCCAATGTAAGCCAGTATGCACTCCATTGTGCTTCTATTGACTTCGTGGGGTGGTATGTATCGGGGACTGCCAGTTCTGCCCCATTCCAAGCACTTTGGAAAGCCTCATTTACAAGGTCTACCCAATGACCATATGTATATACAAAATAGTAGCGTCCACGTAAATCTTGACCGCAAAACTCGCCATTTGATGCGACAGCATTAGGGGCATTGGGGATAGGTGCTCCAATGGTTTCTGGACGGTAATATACAAAGCGTTGTGCAGTGAATAGTTTGCTTTCATTAGTAGCCGTGGTAGGATTTACATAATATACCGTATATTCATATGTAATAGCATATGTTGTTAGATTAACGTCTGGCTGGGTGTCGTTAATATTGGGGATAAAAATAGGCAAATCCTTACCCGCACCGTCCATGGTAAAACGAATAATACTAAACATATACTTGCTAATATCGGATATTAGTGGGACTGAACGGGTTTCTTGAAAGCGAATGGGAGGGTCTTTATCTACGCCGTTAAGCACGTCTTTCACGTCATACGCATCGGCGATAATATCAGCATTATAGTAGACAATATCTGGCTCGTTTGAGTTGCCAACGCTTTCAACACTTGAACTATAGCGAAATGACATCTTCTTATATATACTAAGGATATATTTTTACAGTGTTTATTTGTGAAGTTTTAGATATGTCACGCCACTCACAAACTCATCTGGCGAAAGACCGACGGAAAGAACCATCTTTTTATACTCATCTATGGTCTTATCTTTGTAAAGCAGACGGACAGCACAGTGGCGACCACATGTATTAACGTCCGCCTTATCCTTTTGAAAATCATAGCCGTTATATATTACTTTATAATCACTCTCTTTCATTAGGCGGGTTAAAGTAGGTTGCTCTATATTTAGTTCTCTACGCTTTGCAGAACCAACCCATTTTAACTCTGTATCGGGGGCTTTCCCATAAGGGTCAAAAAACTCTATTTCATCTGGGCGCTTTATCATACATACCCAATGACCGTGATTTTCCGCAAATGTAGGATAAAGCATCATACATCTACCTTCCGAGTCAAAGCAATCATCAATGCTATTCATAGTTTCCAAATCTGGATATACGAATATCTTAGTAGGATGAGGGCTTAGTATCTTTTGTATATCACTATCGGATAGGGCATAGTCTATTACACGCTCTGTGGCTTCCACAGTATCTTCCATTACTAAATGTGCTCTACATTATTTCTATAGACATTATATAAATGTCAATCTCCCTACTACAAGTTCCAGCGGTTTCTGGTTCAATTGTAAGTGGTGGTGGAGGTAGTGGGGGTATTTCGTCTATACTTGCTGGTGGAAACACACTTACTGGTGGTGTATCATTTGTAGATGGAGAAAATATACAGATTACTTCTGTTGCTGGGACAAACGCCATTACCTTTACTGCAACTGGCGGAGGAGGTGGTGGAAGTTTAAATAATGTGACTGCTACAATAGGTTCTGGTATTATTGTCGGTGCTGTTGCTGGTGGAGTTCAACCCATAGCAACCGATTTAGTTGCTGGTGGGGGTATAGGCATTGACAGAAGTATTGTTAATAATGGTATTACGATTAATAATACTGGTGTTAAACAACTATCATTTAACTCTGCTCCATTTACTGGCGATGTAGCGATACGTGGTGATAATGGTATAGAGATTAATGTTATTGACCAATCAACAGTAGCATTTACAAATAGTGGTGTGGTCGGTTTAACTGATGGTAATACAATAGCGACTGGTATTATAACATTAGCGGGGCAAGGTTGCACTATTACGGCATCAACTGACCCAGAACCAGCAATCCTTATATCGGTATTACCACCAACAGCACCGACATCTATTACAAATGGCAACTCTGTATTATCAATTGACACTGGTGGTAATATAACGGCTGATACATCAAAAAGCAGTGGTAATATTGTATTATCTGGCAATGGAGAAACAACCACTGGAACAGCAAATCTGTTTATAGCCAATGGTGTCCCGGGTAGTATAGCAATAACGGGTAATGTAGATATAAAAAGCGATATTGGTGGAGGTAATCATGTAAATATTACATCGGATACGGCTTCTATCGCAATAGGTAATGATACAATAAATCCCACTATAACACTAAAGACCCTAAATAACGATATTACATTAACTAACTCATCTACGCAAATAGTATGCGGACTTGATGCCGATACAGCGCCAATAACTGGTTTATTTGTTTCACCTACACGTCTACTATGGAATAATGCAACAATAGGAGGAGGTGGTGGTGTGACATCAATCTCTGATGGAACTACAGCACTTACTGGAGCAATAACAGTAGAAAGTGCCGACGCAAGTATAGAGGTCACTGCAAAATCTGGCGGAGATACTCTTAATCTATCGGTTCAAAAGGCAACCAATATAGTAATAAATCCAGCGACGGATGATAGAAGAGGCATACAAATACTAAATAATGCGACTGGTGATACAGCACCTCCTATTAAATGGTATGAGGCTACTGCCGATGTATTAACAGATGCTCCAGCAGTAAGCGTTCAGTGGAATACAAATGATGCCGACCCAGCATTCACACTACAATGTCATAGCAATAGTAGCGGTGGCTTAGACACTGGTCTATATCCCATTACATCTTTTGTAGGAAACTGGATTGCTGGAAAAGGGTATAACAAGGGGTGTATAGCAATAAGCCCTATTAATAATAACGCATATGTTTGTTTGATTTTTAACAATAGTTCTGTAGACCCTTCGGCGGATGCCACAAACTGGAAGCCATTAAATGCATCCGGTGGAGTGTCTTCACTGTCAGATGGAACTACTGCACTTACTGGCGCTATATCGCTTATTGCAGGTGAAGGTGTTGAAATAACTACAAGCGTTGAAGCAAGAACTATGACCTTCTCATCAGACCCATTCGTTGGTATATATAACCTAACAACCGCACAAAATCTAACGGCTACTGCAAGTCCTTGGATTAATAATGTAGTAGGTTTAACACCAGACCCGCAAACAGACACGGCGGTGATGTCGTATGATGCTGGGACTGGAATCTGGACGGTTCAAAAGGCTGGTGTATTTTTTCTAAACTTTTCAGCGGGTATTATACAGAATGGTGCTACTTGGACGTTCGGTTCGTTCTGTCAATGCTTTATAGTAGTATTGGTAGGTGGAATCTCACCAAAATATAACATTTGTAATAGTTTAACACCTTCACCAGCATCTGGTGTAGGGTCATTTAATGGACAAGTGTTTGGCTATATACCTTTAACTGTTGGAAGCACAATAACTTGTGGATTTCAATGGTATTTAACCGCAGTGGGTGACCCAGTAGCACAGTTTCAGCCACAGACAAGTTCTATTAATAACGGCACTAACTTTAACTGGGCGTATATCAAACCACTGACAGCATAATAATACACCATAATAAAAACTACGGTATGTATATAATGGACAGTATTTCCAGCGGAAGCATAGGTGGTGCTTCCGTGCTTGGGATAATAGCGATAATAGGCTTCGTTTATAAGGCGGTCAACCATCATCGTTGTCGTTCAAACTGTTTTGGTAAAAAACTGGAAGTTAGTATGGATATAGAGGAAACAACTCCTCCGATAAAAATATTAATACCTAAGGTAGATGAAAGTAGAACTGTCCCTCCGGTTTCTGACGCAGATAAATCAAATCCTTAACGGTATGCTTATGGATATGTGTATTACCCATCCATATTTTGACCTACTGCAACAAATAGTAGGGGCATTAAATAAAGTTATTTCAGCCCCAGAAAAATATCAACGCATAATATAAATGCGTATCGTCTTTGCCTCCGCACACTATAACGATACTATAGGATACTCCAAAGTAGTCTATGAAATCCTTAAGCGATTGGTAAAAGTCCCAGAGTTTGAAGTCTACCATTTTGGATGGCGACAGCACCCGATATTCCGGCGGGAAAAGATTATCGGTCTAAAGAACGACTATGTAGCATACAAGTCCGATACACCTATATCACCACCTCTAAGGGGTTTTGGTGAAGAGAAACTGCAGAAATACTTAACCATTACAAAGCCAGATTTAGTTATATTATTTGAAGAGGCTTCTACCTTAGCATTCCTTAGCGATATATGTAATATACCTAATCGCAAGTTCAAAATATGGTGCTATATAGACCAAGTATATACGCATTCCAATATATCAAACATTAAATGCGAAAAGTTTATTGTATTTTCGGAGCAGTGGCGTATGCCTATAAATAAGGAGCAGATAGTGCTTCTACAGCCACCAAGTGATACTATAAAACCAGTGTCTAACGACGAATGCTTAGCCCTAAGGGAAAAACTCAATATAACCGATGAACCTATATTCTTATCGGTTGCAAAGAATAACCCACGCAAACGCTTAGACCTTCTTATACAAGCATTTACAATATATAAAGCAAACGGAGGCGACGGCAAACTTATATTAATAACTAATCCAGATGGTTTTTATAATCTACAAGTTCTGTTCGGGTTAGAAAACGCACCGATGGAGCATATACGGGTTGTAGAAAATAATCTAAGCGACGAAACGATAAATCTGTTTTTAAATACAGCAGATTATGGCGTTAATACAAGCGACGGCGAAGGCTGGGGTATTATGGCTTGTGAAATGGCACTATTAGGTAAGCCACAACTGGCTCTGGATTTAGGAGCATACCGCACGTGGTTAAACGACGATACTGCTGTGCTACTAAAGCCTACAATGCGTATTTACAAGCAATATAGTAATGCTAATGGTGCTTATGGGCTTACTACCAGCCCAGAGGCATTTGCAGAAGGGTTTAGATTAGTTCAAAATAAACTAAAACCTACTGTTGATTTTACATGGGATAGTGTTATAGACGGTTTTGTTAAAGAGATTACGCATCAACAAGTTCAAAATAGTTAGAACCGTCGGCACGGAAAAACTCCTTAAGAACCTTCTTAGCGGGTTTAGCGGGTTTTACGAAACTGGCTGAAACGGCAGATGACGCACCAACGACGGAGGCTGGTGATACACTGGCAAGGGCTGAAGCAAGAGCGGGTGGTGTTGGGAGTTGTGTCACGACAAGTTCATACTGCCATGTGCCTACAGTCCAAGCACGTGCGTCGGGTAGAACACCACCAGTTGCTTGTGATATATTAACATTGAGGTAGACGTTGGCATCAAGGGCATCGTAGTTTGCATTAAACAGCGTAGAAGCCCAAGAGGGGCTTATAGCCTCGTTTAGAGTGACTGAAGGTGCTGAGGGGGCGGATGAAGAAGTGGCTTGGGACTGGGAGAAGAGAGAGTTTAGGTCATTCTCACCAGCTGTTGCGGATGTGCCGACGAAGAGCGTCCATGTAATATTTCCAGCAGAACCAGCTCCGGCATTTGTGACACTAAGGTTATTAACCGTAAGTTTAATATCATAGAATCCACCATTAACAAGTCCCGCTGGGATTGTTAGAAGGTTTGCAACAAGTGATGTGGCTGTGGATACTCCAGCGACCTTGGGTGTAAGGGCTGTTCCAGCGGGAGGGGCGAAATATGTGACACCAGAAGCACCACCAGCATATGTAAGAGTGACCGTATCAGCCGTGGCTGTTGCAGTAATACCACCAGCACCTACAATATTAGGTGTGGCACTTGTAGTTGTCGTTCCACCAGCAATAAGTCCAGTGACACCTACACCAGTTGATGTGACTGCGACCGTGACCGCACCAACACCAGTAGGGGGTGTTAGTTGAATACCCTCACCAGCAATAAGGCTGGTGACACCGCCACCACCGCCACCACCGCCACTGCCAGATACAGCACCTACGCCATTGCACATTGCTGGGACTTGAAGGAGTGACACAGACATTTTATATTCTAAAGGCATATTTAAAAATGCCTAAATCTTATTTTTCTTGGTGTAATATTTTAGCAGTATGCTGACTTATTAGAAACTGCGGATAGTTCTTGTATATACAAACCCAGCGACCCATTCGTCGGAGTTCTTGTATATCCTCTTTTGACATACCCACACGGGTCGCAAGTAAATACCGTAGGGATGAAAAAGAAGTAGATTGTGGATATATAATATAATACATAGCCTCGTTAAGCATCAATGCAGTTTTTTTATAGTTTGTGATATAGTGTGTCAGACATAACATTGTAGTATTAGTATGGCGACCTTGGATTGCCAAATCGTCTATTAGTTGCTGGACAACCTTGCCAGATTTATCTGTGAATGTATCGTAATCGTCAAAAATAACCATACAATCTTTGAACTCATCAATCGTTGGATAGTTTTCTATTAAACTTTTAACATCAATACGCAAAGGCTTACCTATTTTCATAGTATCCAGTGTGGAATCTTCGTTAAGTTTGCTAATAAGGTATATCTGGCGGTCTGGAAACAGTTTCTTATAACCTTCTGCAAGACCACGGGCAATATAAGATTTACCAGAGCCGGAAGCACCCGCAATATAATATACAGAACGCTTGTCTTTATCCGGATTAGGTATTAGATTAAATGTGCTGTCGTCGGGTAATACGATAGTTTTATCATTCTTATTATCGGACAATATACGCTTATAAATCGTCTTTACCTCTTCGCTTTCACCTACAAGCATATCGGGGCTAATGCCTTTTGTTTTTGCTTCTTCCAACCGGTTAAATAGTGCAACCCGTTGAGCCGGTTTTAGGCTTTTTAAATCCTTGCTATATTTAACCGCCTCTATTTCACGCTTAGGCTTAGTGCCTTTCTTATCCTCTTCGGTAGAAACCGTTAGTATCTGACCTTCGTGGTCGCCTCCCTTTACAATCGCTATAGGCATACCGTTCTTGCCGTCGCCTAATGATAGAAAGGACATCGTATATATAAATATGAGATATTTTAAAAAACTCGTATTTGTATGTTATTAACTATTAAAAAGCACGAAATCAAGGTAAATATTTAGAAGCAAGTGGGAATAATCTATGTTCCTTCAAATAACGCAAACTGTAGTTAGACAATATAGAATATATCTGGAAACGCAGTTCGTCTAACAGTTTTAGCATAGTTTCATCGTCATACTTCAAAATATTCGGGTTCTTAAGTTTTTCTATTATCTTCATTATTTTTCCCTCTCTCCGCATGTAAGTTGGTATAACTACATTGGAGAGCCTACTAACAAACTGGTCTACCTCAGCCTCTATCTTATCCTTGGGTAAATCTTCTACATTTTTTATTAGAAACTTTAGTGCTTCTGCATCTCCATAAACACCATATAATCGCCCTAAGTCGCCTATAAATAAGTTATTAAGTGGTTCTAAATCGTGCTTATATTCATAGTATCGTGCAAGAGCATACATTCGTTTAGCCATTTTAAAATAGTTGCCCTCCTTACGCATTAGTAATACACTTTCTCTAATAGCCAAATCCAAATCACGTAGACCTTTATTAATGATACGTCCCTTTAGGCTGAACTCATATATCATCTCAAAATCCGTAAAATGATTACCACTTATCCACGATACACAATCCAGTTTAGTTATTGTAGGCGACTGAACGCCCTCCTCAAGTGTATATTTACGACCATCTTGTAATACCTTAAACCCAGCCACTACCTCCTTTAAGTTCCAGCGTAATATGTTATACCGTAGTTCTTTCTGCAAAGCCAAAAACTCCACCGCATTTACATTTGGTTTAAGCATACGCTTAGCGATAGAGAACTGTTCGGCATCTATTATTTTTGTATCGTATAGTTGCTTTACCTTAGCCAGTATCGCATCCCTATCGTATCCTACGACTTTTCCCTCTTCTATTGTTGCTGTCGTAGGGACTACACGCCATTCCTCAATAGACCCGCATTTAATATCACTAATATAAGTGTAAGGTATTTTAACGACTTCTTCTGCAACCCGCTGGAAACGCTTAACGCAATCTTTTACACTTTTTATACGAACTAACTCTAATGCGTCTACGTCCCCAGCATATACTTGGTTTCGGAGAGTATAACTACCAACAAGTTTTACGCCTTTACCGCCAGTAAAAGACATAGCCTTAATAACTCTAAGGACTTCATCACTATAGTCTGCTGGGTATTTCTTAAGTATAATACGCATTCTCTTATATAAGAAGGTTATAAAATAACAACTTTATATTTGATGTAGGGTAAAATGTAGGAATGTAGGCTGATGTAGGGTAAATCGCAGAGTTTGGGTTAGGGCAAATCCTAAAAATCTTGTTTTCCCTAAGGACTTTGCGATTTTGCCTACATTACCCTACACAAAAAGTTTAGCCCTCTAAACTTCTGTATCACAAAAGTTCAAAGGGCTAAAATGCGATTTAGCCTACATCGCTATTTATCGCTCATTTCTTGCATTAAGGAGGCGGTGGTGGGTCGCCATTACTGTAG